AACGTGAGCGGTCCGATGTGACCTTCCAGGCGAAACGGGCGTACGCCTTGGTGAGGGTCGAGCAATTCTCCAGGTACTCCTTGTACGCCTTGGTCCACCAGACGGCGGGCAGCACGTCGGGGATGCCCCAGCGCCACCCGGTCAGCCGGTTGAAGGGGACATGGACCATCACCTTCGTGTGGTCCACCTGGTCTCCGGCGATCTGCGCCGCGCCACGACTCCTTCCCAGCGCCCGGACTCCGGCAGGGGTCGGGTACCAGACGTCGCGGAACGAGAACCCCGCCCGGGTGGAACCGCCGGAGGCACCTTCCCGGTCCGACCGCATCCAGGTGCGCCCGCGCGCCGCAGCTTTCGGAGCGGTGATCGGGTTCAGCTCGATGTTGGCCTCGAAGTCCAGCTCCAGATCCCAGTCGTTCCAGGTGCGCCGGATGTAGAGCAGGCGTTCCCGGTTCCCCTTCTGGCTCACGCCTTCGGTGATCTCCTCGAAGGGAACCCGCAGTACCTCCTTGGTCCTCCGGTCCACGAGGAAGAAGAGGTTGCCGTCGGTGCCCGAGGTGCGTTCCAGTTCGAGCTGGGCCAGCGTGCCTGTCAGAACCTCGTTGATTCCGTCGGGAAGTTCCGGCTCCAGGTTCACCGTCCTCGGACGTCCCGGGCCCTGGATGAACTCCTTCGGCACCACGGAGACGCCGGAACCCCACACGTAGCCGGTGCGCACGCGCAGGCCACGGCCGATGAGGGGGTTCACGGTGGCGACGCCACGGCACAGCTCGCTGGCGGGATGCAGCGCGTCGAGCGTGAAGGAGTTGGCGCTGTCGGAGAGCCCCATCAGTGGGCGCCAGCCGATGTCCTCCAGGGCGAGCTGGGCGCGGCCGAACTCGCCAGCTTCCCGCATTTCGTCCGAGACGACACCCATCAGCTCTTCGTTCCGAGCTTCGAGATTGCTCACGAGAGTGTGCATTTCCGTGAGCGTCATCTCTTCGAGGGGCTTCTGCATCGACATGCGATCACCTTAACCGTTCGTTTGACCTGGCGACCCGGGGTTGTGCGAGGAGTTGCCCCCGGATTGGCGCACCCTTTCCGCCAGGGCGATGGCATTGTCGCAGGAGTCGGCCAGCTTCTTGAGTGCGCTTGTCCTAAGCGATGAATCCGGGCCCGCCATCAGGATGTTCGCCAGCTCTGCATACTTCCTCCCCAGGGTTCCGCCGCCTGCCGCCCGCGCGAGGATCCTCCGGCGTGCTGCCTCCGCATGGTCGTACACCGTGACCTCCTTGAGTTTCACGCATACGTGACGCACAGAACTACAGCTCACTGTGAGAATTCCGTCAGTAGGGCGCGATCGACTCCTCCCTGATGTACTCGTCTTCCTCGACGAGGGAATCAGCCAGGGTCTCCGCGCTCTCGCTGAGCACGTCACCCTGCCTGAGACCTTCAGCCACTGGGGCGACCGCGTAGACGATGGCGTCGGCGAAGTCGGGGGACTTGCCGTACTCCTTGCGCATGTCCTCCTTGGAGGCGATGAGCAGACGGCCGTTCTTGATCGAGTAGAAGACCATCTTCAGGTCGTCGGAGATCAAATCACCTTCGTCCACCAGCTTCACCGAGCCGTTGCGCATCTTCTGGCGAAGCTGCTCGAACCAGTACGCGCGGGCGTTGTAGAAGCCGTAGACCGAACCGCCGACGTCGGCCGGAGGAGTGGCTGAACCATGCATCTCGTAGACCGTGAACCAGGGCTCCGGCAGAAGCGTCGCGCGGGCGTTGAGGGTGTCGACGACACCAGCACCCAGACCGACGGCGTCCACGCGGATCTCCACCCAGGGCGCCTTGCGCTCGTCCTTCAAGCGCTCCGCGATCTGGAGCACCTTGTGTGCCGAGGACACGGTGTCGGTTCCCGACCAGCTCTCCTCGATCTGCGCGGTCACCCCGGAGTACGAGGCCACCACCGTCTTGTCTGAGCCGAAGCGCGCGACGTCGACACCCAGTCGCAGGATCGAATACAGGGAAGGAGTCGGCGGCTCGTCCACGGCGTCGGCCACCAGCGAAGGGGAGAACAGCGACGACATGCTCTGCTCGGGGAACTCGGCCAGCACCTTCGAGATGTAGCGGGGGTCCTTCTCGCCCCAGTCGTCCTTCCGCTCCGCGACCCAGTCCCGGGAGACCAGGACTTCGTTCAGCAGACGGGGCACGGGCTCCCCGGTGAAGTTCGGCGTGGAAGACGCCGGGATGGAGATCCTGTGCCAGAGGTGAGAGGTCTTCGGTTCGGTGAAGTTCTTCCCGAAGTCAGTGTTGCGGTCGTCGGGGTTCCCGATGGCCAGGATCCGGCAGCCGATGTTCGTGGTGATGGCCTCGACGCCGGTCCAGATTTCCTCCGGCACGCCGCAGTTCCCGGACCAGAGGGTGTAACCCTTCCGGCGGGTCAGCAGCATCGCCTCCGGCGGTACCGAGGCGCAGTACACCAGACCGTCGTAGTCGATCTTCTTGAGATTCTGCGGATAGAACTTGATCTTCGAATCCTCGTGCGGACGCGTGATGACGTACCCGTCTACAGACGAGGTCGCCACGTGCGAGCCGAAGTCGGATTCCCTGCCAGCCAGGTCCCGCTTACGGACGACCGACGGCTTGCCGGTCTTCAGGATCATCTCCTGGAGGTCGTTGGCCATCTGCGGAGACGAGGTGTAGATGATCCCCTGCCCCTGCTTCTCGTAGCCGTCACCCTCCAGGTACGAGTCGAGCAGCAGGCCAATCTGTCGGGCACTCGCCATGCGGGCGTAGGCGGGGACGCGCTTCTCCAGGCAGTTCTTGCCGAACTGCCCCAGATGCCGAGCGAGCTGCGTGTTGTAGACATGCACCTGACGTTCGGTCCGCTTGGGGCTGAAGCCAAGTCGGACGAGCAGGTCAAAGATCCGCTGTTGAGCCTCGGGGGCGTCCTGGCTGATCCCGATTCCGTCGGCTCGCTTACCGTGGCTCTTGATCAGATGTCCCTCGCTCAGGTACCACCCGAGGAAGGTCATCCAGTCATCCATCTCGACGAAGCGCGCGGGGAAGAACTTTCGTTCGCTTCGCACCTCGGGCAGCTCGAACTTCTCCTGGTCGGGTGCAGTCCAGGAGATCGTTTTCTTCATGTACTTGTCGGTCTTGCCGACCAGCTCTTCCATCGGGGCCTTGCGCCAGAAGGTGTCCCGGTTGTGCGCACGGCCGTGGAAGTACATGTCGTGATCAGGGGTGACGCAGAAGTTCGCGCCCTTCGCCTCGTACAGGTACATCGGACCGGCGTACGGCTTCTTCACGATCTTCTGTGGCTTCCGATAGGTCGCCTCGTGGGTCTGCTGGTCCATCGTCAGCAGCTCCTCGTCGCCCGTGAGGTCAGCGAAGAGCTTCCAGCCGTCGTCGGTCATCACCTCGGTCTGATCGTCATGGCACGCCTCATCCAGGAGAGCCAAAACGTACCGGCGGTGGATGCCGTGGAAGGAGTGCCGGTCGCCCTTGGCTGGCTTGCGCCCGAAGCCGACGATCTGCCCGTCCCCCAGCTTCCATTCGTCAGCCTGAGTCACGCGCCCCGGCATCGGGTACTGCCCGCGCGAGGCGTTCGAGTGGTGCTTGCGGATCTCCTCCCAGAGAATCTTGTTGACCTGGGCGTAGGTCGGAGCGGTGCTCACGACTATGGCCTGGCCGGGCGGCTTCGTCGACACCCACCAGCAGGCGAGCACCGAGGCGATCATCGAGTTATGGGTGGGGATGCCCCGCTCCCCGCACAGGTAGAGATGGTCGGGCGAGTCGACCTGGATGCACTGGACGTCGCGCTCCCCGACGGGCGTCACGGCAGTGATGCGCCAGCCGTCGTCACCCCAGGAGCCCTGCGTCAGCAGCAGGTGCGAGAGTGCGAGAGCGCGCTGATTCGCGTCGGGCAGCAGAGTGGGCGCGTGAGAACCCATCAGGGCCAGGTGGTGTGAAGTGATCCCGTGATCCTTCCTGCGATGCAGGATCGTGCGCACCCCGGCACCGGTCAGCTTGGCGCGGATCTCCGCGAGACCTTCCGGCTCGCCGTTGCGGGTCCGCCACAGAAGTGACGTGCGGCCGGAGGGATCGAGGCAGCCGCGCTCCCTGATCTGCTGAAGCACTTCCTCGTCGGGCTCCCACGTGGATCCACGGAGAAGGATTTCCGGCATCCGGCCGGGAACGACGGCCGAACCCCTGCGCATCGCGGCGATCTGCCTCGTGCTGAGCATCTTCGCCTTGTGCATCCACAGGCCCGTCTCCACGGGCACTCCGGCCCGGTCGGACCGAAGCTGGATATCCGCCTGGGACTGGAGGTCCAGAACGGGCCATACGTGATCGCCG